TTCATCTATTATTTTCTTTTTTATTGTTACGTCAAACTTCTCGGGATTGAGATGTGATAGGGGGTTTACAATTCTCCACCAGTCAACTGCGGATGTGTTCGTATCACTTTTAGAATGTGTTTCAAGACCGCATATTTTATATCTCATATTTTAGTAGATCTAAGTACTACTACACTTGTACGATTATCTCTTGAGAAATGGTTGATAAGTGAGACATTAGAAAAACTATAGTGTATTTATCATCCCCATCTATGGCTACGCACGTTCCAATCCTATCACCTACGGCAGCAGTGCCAGTTTGAATCCAGTCTGTTGGAGTAAATGCTTGTAGAACTCTATTTCTGACATCAAATCTGTAAATCTGATTTAACACACTCGCACCATAAATGTTTAAGTATCCGAATCTGCCCTCATTATCACACGGAGCATACTCCCCACAGGAACCTGTAGTTAGTAATGGAGCCTTACCATCATAAACTATAGCGTTTGACCACGCACCATTAGTACCACCAGCAATATCAAGCATATCAAGAGTAGAGGTATTTCCACCTCTAAATGAGAATATAAATGAATGTCTTGCATTCTTTTCACTATCAGGTTCAATCCCAAAAGAAGCAAACGTGGTACACCCAGCACCCATATTTCCACCTCTATTTCCATAGTAAGTAGTTGACCATGCCCCAGCATTTATTGAAGTAGTCCCATTATTCATAATGGAGTCGGTATAGTTATAAGTATAAGTAACAGCAGTAGCAGAAGACCAAACTAAAAGTTGGTTTGGATACTCAATAACATATTTAGCAGTCGGACTCGGAGTAACTGCCCAGTTAGAACCCAAAGTATAAATTGGGGAAGCACCTGCAGTGTGAGATGCAATTATTCTTCTTTGACCGACTGCAGTTGGAATGGCTGTGTCTTCAACTATTCTGATTTGAAAGTTACGATATTCGTTTTCAAGAACAGAAGCATCTCCACCGCTGGCTTGACCTGTTAAAGTTCCAGCAGCACTACCAGTTGCTGTTAAACAATTTTTTGTAATTCCAGAAGTGTCATAAGTTCCTTCTCCAACTAAGAAGCCCTCTCCCGGTTTACGGTCATATGGGACATAAAGTTCATCAAGTGCAATACCAGAAAAATCAGTTGAAATAGTAGCTGGTAAATTAGTATTACTTAAAGAAGCAAGTGTATTAGTAGCAACTTCGTAAGACCTAAAAATAGTTGCCGCCAATGCACCCGCTGACAGCATATAAACTTTTCCACCTAATATCTCATATACATCACCAGCAGCAGGAGTAAATGATAAAGCAGTATCTAAAGTTAAAGTAGGTTTTGTTCCACTTGTATTACCAATTATCCATCTTTCCTCTGTTTTTCCGGAACCCCCAGCAGACGAACCTATAATTCTAACTCTAAATCCATACTCACCACTTCCACCTCTATTTGCTAACATATTAGAACCTACAGCAGTTATAGTTGTGTTTGTTACCACAGATGTAGTTGAAGAACCCGCACCAACAACCCCGACAAGAGAAAGAGAAGGTGCAAATACTGCTCCTGCACCTGCTCCAAAAGTCCCACCAAGACCGGGAGAGCCTAAAAATTGCCACCCTTTTGTTATTTCATTAAAACGATTTAGTACAGAAGCCGATGCTAACCGATAAATAAATGGATTGCGTGAAATATCGTTTCGTAAGTCCGAAGCTAAACTTCCACCAGCTGCGTGTGCACTTGGTGCAGGTGTAACCTGAACCCACATTTGTCTATCTATACCTTTTTTGAAACTATTTGACATAATGTCTCCTTTAACTTATTAGCCTCCTAACATTATTAGCCCAAGCATTGTTAGAGTTTATTCTGAAAGTTACATCTGCTGCTTGAGAACCAAAATTAGTTAGACCAGTAACTGTACCAGATGAAATAGTTGCCTGAACACGTGCTTGATTTGCTGATTTGTCTATGTAAGGAGGATTTGTAATAGCAAGTAGTACGGCTCTTAACGAATTCAAAATGTCAACGCTTTGGTTATCAGTAGGAGTTGTTGGCTGTTTCATTCGGTTTAGAGTATTGCCTTCAGGATCAAAAACAAGATTCTCTGTTGCAAGAACCTTAAACTTCTCATCAAAACTCCAGTTTTGAACGTGTTGTTCTGATCTTTCTATTTCTGATTTACCTTCGCGATCTCTCATCTATTTTGTCTGCCTCTCTCATAAACTTAATATATTTGGCAAGTTTAGAAATCCTAACTGTGTTGGGTGACATATCTGATAAACCGATTGCCTTTTCCAAACTTTTAACGAACTTTTTAAAATTATCTTTTCCGTCTGCGATCTCATTTTTCTGCACTTTAGAAACATAGTATTTCTCTATGGCTTTTATGTCATCTTTCATTCCCAAGTCAGGATCGTCCCAAATATCTTCAACATCATAGTATTCAGCTGTATATGGTTTCCCCTTTAGTTGTTCATATAAAGCTATCGGAGTTTCAACATCACTGTGTGGTGTTATATCGTGGTTTTTGACCTCGTGGCTTTTGACCTCTGATGGCTCCTGCTCTTTATTTTCAACCTCTGTTTTGGGTTCTGCTTTTCTAAATACTACATCATTTTCCATATTATTTTTCCATTTCCCTTATCTGTTCTTCTATTCTGTTAGCGTCATCTACGGCGTGATTTCTATGTGCATTTATCAGTTGTTCACGTGCTTTTGCGATATCGGGGTTTCTGGACGACTTTTCAATATCATACATTGCTTTTTCAATAGTTTCCTTTTCCCGCCCAACGGCGTGTTCTTTTGCTTTATAAAGTTGTTCTAAATCAGAATTTCTTGTTATATCCATATACTTATCTCAAGCCCCCAAGATAGGGGGCTTAAGAATTCACGTTACGCGTGCTTACATACTATAATCCAGTTAGGATCAAGTACTTTGACCGCGAAGGACATAGCCCAACCTACAGTTGAAAACCTATCAACTGGGTTGTCTGTGCTATTTGCTCCCGGATTCTTGACGTACACGTGTTGTTTATCTCCCTCCAAATCTGTTACTGCGAAAGCCTCTTTGCCGTGAATGTAGGAATTATACACATCTACCGTAGATGATGTAGATGTAGCTTCGCTACCTTCTATGAATCTAACTCCGTGTAATCTTCCAAGTTCACCCTTGTAAAGATTGTCTCCGTCTTTGTAGGTATGTGCATTAACCCAAGTGGAGTCGCCCATTAAAGCGTACGATCCATAAGGATTAGTTTTGCCCAAGAAGTAACCATCGTCATACTTCATAGCCTTATTTACTTTCAAGGTTTTGACGGCTTTTCTGACTTCGTTGGCTGAGAATGTATCCGAAGACGCTATATTTGACAGGGCTATTTTAGAACCTGCAAGTTGTGCAGTTCCATTATCCAACTCAAGTCTTATTAAAGCATCCCTTGATTCTCCTGCGTTTATACCCATTACCTCAACTGCCCCCTTCATTTTAGGGTCAATAGCGGTTAAGGATAACAGCTTAGAGATCTTGGTATAAGAAGCATACTCCGCGACTGTACACGATACGTTAGTAGCAGACAAATCCACTGCAGATGGGTTTGCACCTTCTGTCGGGGACGAGCTAATTAACGCTAACGGGCTATATCTTTGGAAATATACAACCTTACCATTACCAGTTGGAAGCGGTCTCTTCTGAGAACCTTGTTCCATTATCTGGCTTCTTTGTACCATACTGATGAATAGCTTATCGTAATAAGTGCTCATAAGTTGGCTTAGTGTTGATGTTGTTGATGCCATTTTATTTTTTCACCTTCTTCTTAATATGCCGATACGGTTCCGACCATTTTTTCTATATCTTCAAGACTTAGGTCTTTAGTTTCTTTATCACTTGTCAAATTAGTAGAAGGGGTTGTAGCACCTTCACTCAATTGTTTATTGAGGTTCTGTGCAATTTCTGCCCTGCTTTTATTTGCTGTATAACCTTTAATTTTCATTAAGCGGTCTACAACAGGTTTCAGACGTACATTAGGGTTCAATGCCCTTAATTCTGTATAAAAAGATACTACTTCTGTAGACAACTTTTCATCGTACTTATCAGAATCCTTACGAAGTTCTGGATAGGACTCCTCGCAGGCTAAGATATCTGATACCAGCATATCTTTTTTCATCTGTTCCCTTCTTACTTCCTCTAAAGCCTTTTTTGTTGCTCTGTCCTCCACTGTTCGTAAGTCGGATTCATAGTCCCCCGACAATTGCGGGGAGAAATCCTCAATTTGTTTAAGTAAATTATCTTCAACAGGTGCAGAAGCAACTAAAGGCTCAAGTTCTGCTATTCTGTTTTCAAGTTCTTCTTTTTCGCTTTCAAGCGCTTTGGCTTTATTCGCTAACTCTTGAACTCGGTTTTTGCCGCGTTCGGACTTTATTTCTTCAACTTCATTACTATCAACTTCTTCGTCCATAGGGACTTCAGTTGTTTCAGGCTCACTTTCAGGATCTACATCTTGTGAGACCTGTTCAATTTCTTCTTTGATTTCTTCTGCCATTGAAAAAATCCTTTCTTTAATTTTATTACACGCCACTTACGGTCAAGCGTCAGGCTGCTACGCTTCTGACAACTAAAAAGGAGCGTTTCTGCTTTTAACCTTTTTAAAGTAACCTTTTAAAGTTGGTAGCCATTAAAGACTACATAAGTGGTAAGGTTATTACCACTTGTGTAACCTTCAATACTTCTTTTTTAACACGGGCTTACCATTTTCGTCAACTCCGGTTAACATATAGTCATTTCCGATATATGTTGCGAATTCCAACTTTGCATCTTTCTTGTAGAGATATGGTCCTTTTTGTACCCACTTGCCCTCAATAGTGTTTTCGTACACTTCTTCTGTTAATTCAGTCCAGTCTTTTTTAGACTGTTCCCACTTTTCAGAAGCCCTTTTTTTAATTTCCTCTTTTGAAAGTTTAGGGCGTTCTTCCCATTCCTCTTCAAAGTCTTCTTCATTCTCCCTCAACGACTTTATGGGTAGTTTCTACTTTGGAAATGATCGCGTCTATTTCTTCCCCCACAAGTCTTGCAAAGTAAAACAACTTTCCCATCTCCTCATAATTTGCCCCGTTTAAGTCAAAGTCTTTTAATTCAAGCAACCTTGACTTTCTTTTCAACATCCATTCTTTTAAGTCTTTCCATCCTTCAGTGCTGGCTAAGTCCGATATATGGTCATCTACAGAAGTGTTTTTCTTTTCGTTATCCTTTCGCATTTCCTTAATAAACCTCAAAAAGTCCGCATTATTTGGTGCTACTGCTTGTGTATCAGGCATATATCCCCCCTTCTGGTCCTACTCCACCCATCTGCCCACCTATTGGTCCTGCTGGTCCCATTGGTCCTGCTGGTCCGCCCAACTGCTGTTCAAACTGTGCTATTTCTTGGTCCATTTGGTCAAGCGGTATTCCTTCTTCTTCTTGGTTTTCAATAATTATCTTGTCCCAATCATTCACACCTGCTTTTATTACCCATTGTTTGAATAATTCTGCAGCGTTTATTTTCTTACCGTTTTCTTCCATTACATTTATGAGCGGGGACTCCACTTTTCCTGTTTGAGGGTTTATTTGTGCATTATTAAGTACAACCTGTAAC